ACTTCGACACCGATGTCACGGCTGTGACCGATGCCAAGTTGCAGCGGCGCTACGGCGACAACCCGCTGGAGATCAGCGCTATTGGCTGCACCCGCGAATCCGAGGCCCAGCGCCGGGGCAAGTGGGCGCTGCTCACGAACTCCAAGGATCGGGCGGTTACCTTCAAGGTCGGCTTCGACGGGCGCATCCCGCTGCCTGGATACGTGATCCCGATCGCGGACGAGCTGCTGGCGGGCCGGCCGGTGGGAGGGCGCATCTCGGCGGTGAGCGGCAAGATCATCACCCTGGACCGTGACACCCAGGCCAAACCTGGCGACCGGCTGATACTCAACTTGCCCGACGGTAAGTGCGAGGGCCGCACCGTGCAACTGGTCAGTGGCCGACAGCTCACCGTGACTGTTGCCTACTCTGTGCCGCCAGAGCGCGAACTCGTTTGGGCGTTGGACGCCGATGACCTGGCAATCCCGCTGTACCGCGTGGTCAGCGTGGCCCGGCCAGAGCCTGGCGTGTTCGAAATCTCGGCCGTGCAGTACGACCCGAGCAAGTTCGACCATATCGACACCGGCGCCCGGCTAGAGGAACGGCCAATCAGCATTGTGCCGATCACTGTCGTACCGGCACCGGCAAGCGTCGATATCACCTCGAACTACTCCGTGGACCAGGGCCTGGCGATCAGCACCATGAACATCTCCTGGCCTGCTGTGCCTGGCGCGGTGGCCTATGACGTGGAGTGGCGCAAGGACAGCGGTAACTGGATCAAGCTGCAGCGCACCGGCTCTACCAGCGTTGATGTCACCGGTATTTACTCGGGCGCATACCTGGCCCGTGTGCGTTCGGTGAGCGCCTTCGAAATCTCGTCGATATGGAAAAGCTCCAACCTGACCAACTTGGAAGGGAAGGTCGGCTTGCCGCCTGCGGTGGCGTTCCTGACCACCACCAGCGAGCTGTTCGGGATTGGCATTAAGTGGGGCTTTCCACCAGGTGCAGAGGACACCCAGCGTACCGAGTTGTGGTATGGACCGGCGAATGACTTGTCGGTGGCCACCAAGCTGGCGGACCTCGCTTATCCGCAAGCTGACTATCGCATGCAGCAACTGTTGGCAGGCGCAACGTTGTTCTTCTGGGCGCGCCTGGTGGACCGCACCGGCAACGTCGGTCCGTTCTATCCAGTCGGCAACGGTGTGATGGGTATGGCCAGCGCAGACGGGGCGCCGGTGTTGGAGTTGATTAAGGGCCAGGTAGGCCGAACGGAGCTTGGCCAGGACATCAACGACGAGATCGACAAGATCCCGGGCCTGCAGGCGCAGATCGATGCGCTCGATGGACTGTCGGCCTACGACCCTGAGTCTGTCTACCTCGAAGGCGACCTGGTGGTTGTTGGAAAGCGGATCTACCAGGCTACGCAATTGGTGCCGGTGGATACATCGCCGCCGAACGCTGCTTATTGGGTAGACGTCGGTCAGGTGTTGGTCACTGCTAATGGCTTGGCGCGTCAGGTCGAGATCAACACCACCAGCATCACCGAGTTGGATGGCGTGGTCACGGCACAGGCGTCGAGCCTCCAGGCCCTGCAGTCGGCGTACCGGGATGACACCGGAGAGGGCGATCTGGCGGACGCACTCCAGGGCTACAGCGCCTCAGCCAGCTTTGCGCAGGAAGTGAAGACGCGCGCAACGCAGAACGCAGCCATGGTGCAGCGGCAGACCGAACTCACCGCCGAGGTGGGCGAGGTCAGCGGCTCGGTGACAGAACTCGAAAGCGTGGTGGTAACGGACCGCGAGGCGACTGCCCAGGCTATCCAGCAGATCGGCGTGGAAATTGGCGAAACCTCGGCAGCAGTTCAGACGGTCAGCCAGGCGCAGGCAGACACTAACGGCAAGCTGTCCACCATGTGGTCCGTGAAGATGCAGCTCAATCAAAATGGACAGTACGTGTATGCGGGTGTTGGTCTCGGAATCGAAAACGTTGACGGTGTTCTGCAAAGCCAGTTCCTCATCAGTGCTGACCGGTTTGCCATCGTAAACACCATTGCTGGAGGGGCCGTCAGTGTTCCATTCGCTGTGCAGGGCGCGCAGGTTTTCATGAACTCTGCCTTCATCCAGGATGCATCGATTGGCGTGGCGAAACTCACCCAAAGCATCCAATCGGCGAACTACGTCCCAGGGAAAACAGGGCTGATGATCAACTTCGTGACAGGTGAGTTCGAGTTGAACAGCACCGTCGGCGTCGGTGGCCGTCAGACCATCAACAACCGAGGGGGCAAGGTCTTCGACGAGAACAACACCAAGCGTTATCAGTGGGGGGATCTTGAGGCATGAGCTTCGGTATAAGAACGTGGGGGCCGACCGGCCTCCTTGAGTTAGACGACAACTCGTTTACTGTTCGAATTGTGTACTCCGAGATAGTTGTTGCGGGTGTCCCGGCGCCTGGTCGAACAAGATACATTTCTATACCAGGTATAAATCCGGCTACTCACTCGGCTGTTTGCGTTCCCATCGCCGCCTATGACACATCGGGCCAAAGCAACTACGCCATCCAATATACGCCAATCGTAGGTGTTGACGGACTGACATTGTACTTTGGACATCCCGCTACCTCGACTGGGCCTATAGGGCTTAGCTATCAAAGGCTTTTAGTTATGAGGTATCGCTGATGACTTATGGAGTTACGTTCACAAATAATAATCAGGTAGTAACGCTGGACTCTGAGTTTGCAAGGCTAGTAGTTCTTGAACAAGGTTCTTGGAATGGCGCTGGTTCCGGGGTGTACGTCCCTTTCTCAAAAACTATAACATCAGAAGAACCTCCGCTCGTCTTTGTAAGGCCATTTCAGTCAGAGACTCTGTGTTTTTGCGTAGTGCAAGGATCGGCTGGGGCGTGGTCTGGCTTTTCCTTTAGGGGGATTGTGGGTCAGGGAACATCAGGGAAATGGTTTGCCGCAGCGTTCAAATCAACTCCTACGGCAACTTATGGTTTCCGCATATGGGACGCTGGCTCAAAGCTTCTATTTGATAGTGGAACCCCCGCAGCGCAGTTTACAAGAACAATTGCGGGGTGGGTTTACTTAGGGTCATCCTCCACAGGGCAAGGCACTTCAAGGCTGAGTTGGACTGCAAACTCCCCTCTAAATACTGGCGATTTCATGTTGCTCAACAATATCGCTATGGATGTTGCCGGAGGCACGTCAAGGCAGGGGAATATGTATGCAGTCTGGGATTACGCCAACAACAGGTTGGTGATTCAGGTTGTTGGTGTGGATATCCAGACCACGCTCTATACACCCGTGGTTTTCGCAAAGCCTATTTCATAGGGGAATCAAATGACCTGGTATAAAACAGGAACAGTAACTGTTACGCCTGGCAGCAATGTGGTTATCGGGACGGGAACATCCTTCATTGCCAACTCGCGCGTAGGAGACGGCTTCCGTGGTCCTGATGGTGGCTGGTATGAGATCACCAACATCGCCAGTGATACTGCGATGTCGATTTCACCGCCTTACGGCGATCCATCTGCTTATGCAATCGCTCCGTTGCAGGGGTACGTCAAGGAATCGGCAGACCAACTCCGGGCCGCCACTAAAGTGATCGCTGGTGCCGCCACGGATATGTCCGACCAAATAGATCAGGCGAAAGAGGCAGCGGATGCAGCGAAACTTAGCGAGACGAACAGCAAAAGTTCTGAGATCAATAGCGCCACCTCAAGTGACAAGGCTAAGAAGTGGGCTGAAGCGGGTGATGGGGTTCAGGTAGAGCCAGGTAAATATTCGGCTAAGGCTTGGGCTAGCACCGCCGAATACTACGCTGGCCTGTCTAGTACATCTGAGAATAAAGCTAAGGCTTCAGCTGATGCAGCGGCTGCTTCAGCAGCGGTCCCACTATCTACTCCGCTCACCGGGTTGAGTGTCGCGATTTCGTCTGCAATTGCGGCGTCAGACACCATTCTTTCGGCATTTGGAAAACTCCAGGCACAAGGAACTCTTGGTGGCTGGGGCACGCCCAAAGGCATTGCTGGCGATATAAATACGCTGACGGTCAGCCAGCAGTTCAACATAAATACTCCAGCAACTACCGCCAATATCCCTATGAAGCTTGGCAGTACAACAACGCCTTTTGCTGCTGGCTCTACGGGAATAGTCTCGGCATGGCAGAACGGAGGCACTGGACACTGGCAAATGCTGGTTTTTGATCGGAACTCAAACAGCATTGCCTACCGCAGAAAAGCGGCGGGCATTATTCAGCCAGATGACTACCTGGTTGTTTACCCGACAGGCAAAACGGTTCTGGATATCAGTCAAGGCGGCACCGGCGGTAATACCGCGTCAGATGCGAGAATTGCTCTTGGGTTGAAAACAGGGGCGCTGGCGGACGTTACCACGTCCAATACGGACTCCGACGCCTCGCGAGTAATGCGCCCCGGTAACTTCGGCATTGGGAGCTACGACCCTCTTATCGTGGCAGACGCCAATACCATCAGGATGACTGGGTTCTATTACGGAACAGGTTCAGCCAATACCCCGGAAACATACGGTTTTATCCGGCACCAAGGCGCGGGTGCTCAGGATGGACTTCAAACTTTCATCTCCGCTGTTACCAGGATCGAGTACAAGCGCATCCTTTCTTCCGGGACTTGGGGTGCATGGGATTCTGGATCGTCTAGCGCTCCAATTACTAAGAGATGGACTAGCTCTGCGTTATCCGGTACAGCCGGTTCTCCTATGACACTCACCCATAACCTTGGTATTAAAGCCAAGATTATCAATGTCTACGGTACTATGTTGACTGCGGCTGGGGGTTATTCCGTTGGAGACACTATCGATTTCGGTAGCTGCCCGGTTACGTTGAACGGCTCCCTTAGCTTCAATTTTACTTTTTACAACTCTAGCGTCAACTCGCTGGTAGCTATCCTTGGTTCCAGCGGTATTGCTCTGAACAATAAGACTACAGGGGGTGTTACTTCCCTGACGTCCGCGCAAATTTCACTTACGTTTGAGGTGATGGCATGACAGAGCCGACCAAGCTGATTGAAAGTTCTCAAGAAGACGAAATGCTCTACTACATAGACGCGAACGGAAACTACCTCGGCGCCGCAAATGGTGATAACCCCTACGGCGGCGAACCTGTTTTTCCACCGCCTGAATATGGTGACCAGGTATGGCTGTTTTCCGATGCCGCGCCCTATTGGTCGGAAAGCCCGTCCGTGGCAGCGACGAGAGAAAACAGTTGGCGAGATGAGCAAATGCCTAAGGCCGAGCAGACCGTCACCGCTATTCAATATGGTGAGGAAGGGATCCTTGGCACTGCTCAGCAATGGCAGCGGTACTGGCTGGCGCTGCGTAAGTGGAACGCCGATAACCCCGAGTTCCCAGACAGCAACAAGCGTCCAATGGCGCCAAGCTGATTGGCAGCAGAACACCGTCACCCGCCTTGCGCGGGTTTATTTTTGCCTGGAGAAAAGCATGCGCACATCGCAAAAGGGCGTGAGCCTGATCAAATCTTTCGAAGGCCTGCGGCTCAAGTCCTACCAAGACTCGGTCGGGGTGTGGACCATCGGTTATGGCGCAACGCGCGGCATCACCTCCGGCATGGCCATCACCAACGAACAGGCCGAGCGAATGCTGATGAACGACATTGGCCGATTTGAGCCTGAGATCGAGCGCCTAGTGAAGGTGTCGCTGAATCAGGGCCAGTGGGACGCATTGATGAGCTTCACCTACAACCTGGGAGCCGCCAACCTTGGGTCTTCAACTTTGCTCAAGCTGCTGAATGCTGGCGACTACGTCGGTGCGGCCGAGCAGTTTCCACGCTGGAACAAGGCCGGGGGCCAGGTGCTAGCCGGATTGACCAAACGGCGCCTGACCGAGCGGGCGATGTTCTTGGGGGCGGCATGACGCCCGGCCAGATCCTCGCCGCGATCCTGCTGGCGATGGTGATCAGTGCCGGCGGCACCTGGCAGGTGCAGGACTGGCGCTACGGCAAGCAGCTCGCAGAGCAGGCCGGCCTGCACAAGGATGACTTGGCGTCGATCAGTAATGCCGCCTCTGCCCAGGCCCGTAGTGAGCAAGACAAGCGCCTGGCCACAGAGCAAAAGCTCGCCGCCCAGGACCATCAACACACCAAGGAATTATCCAATGCCCAGCGCAACCAGGCTTTTCTGCGTGACAAGCTTGCTACTGCTGATGTCCGGCTGTCAGTCCTTCTCGACGCAACGGATTCAGCCAGTGGCTGCGACGTGCCTACCTCCGCCGGCGCCGTCGGCGTGGTTCATGCAGCCCGTCGAGCCCAACTTGACCCAGCGCATGCTCAAAGAATTATCGGCATCACCGACACCGGTGACCAAGGACTGATCGCGCTACGAGCGTGTCAGTCCTACGTCAACACAATTATCGAGCTTGATGTTAGGCGTTAGATTTTTGGCCGCGAAACTGGGGCCACCAATTGAGATCAATATCAATGTCAAGTTCTTTGCTTACCTTTTCGATGGTGTCAATGTCTTTGGGGAGGCTTGAGTCATTATTAATTGCTCTTCGCAATGTTCCTAGCATGCACGCTGCGGTATATAAAATTGCTTTTTCACATGCAATAGCGCGGGTGTAGTGCTCTTTTTCAATGTCTCTAATTTCGGCTTCTTGGGTTATTATTTTTTCTATGTTTGCTTTTTTGTATATTGTTGACTTGCATTCCTCTTCAATCGAGTACAGCTTTTTCAGCATGTCTTTTATATGAGCTGCTTGTGACTCCAAGTCTAGAAGTCCGCGCCGCTGCGAGGTCGATAGCATATCGTATGCGTTATCTATATTTGACTCTATTTTCGGAAACCTGAAATTTGGTGTTATAAATACAGTTCCTAGATATTTTTCAGGAGCTTTAATGAATCTCTCTCTGTTTTTAATAGTTTCGGTGATCGATGGTATTGCTCTGCATAAAATAGTTTCGAATGTTTTTAATTTTGTTTTTAGTTTTGATTTATTTTGTCTGGCTGAAATTTTGCTTTTTAATACTTCAGTAAGCGGTGAAAGTAGAAAGCCAACGGCTGCTGCAAGTAGTATTTTGTAGATGTCGTTCATATGCAAGTCCATTTTAATGACGGGGCAAGAGTATAAGGGGAAGCTAGCTAATCGGAGTAATAATTTTAGAATCCTGATTTCTGACGCTTCCCACAGCGTTGCCGACCTTAAACCACTCAAACACTTCTGCCGACGCACCCTGACGCAGCGCCATTTGCTCGGCACGCTCCTTGGGTGTCGCCGGGTCCAGCCATTCCCGTGCAAGGTCCGGTGTTAGCACCACAGGGCGCCGGTCGTGAATGTCCACCATCCCGCCAGCGCTGTCGGCGGTGATTATCACGAACCCGTCATGCTCTCCTGGACCTTCGTCAGCATCTGGTAATTGGCCGATTGCGGCACATAGCGCTGGTGCACCATCGCGTCGACGGATCAGATAGGGCTGCTTTTTTGGACCGCCCTCATCCACCCACTCAAACCAGTTATCGATAGGTGTGATTGCACGGTGCGGCCAGATCGCCCGAAAGAATGGCCCGTGAGCCACCTTCTCCACACGCGCATTGATTGGTGCGGCGCGGTCCTTGGCCCAATGAGGGCGCCATCCCCAGCGAACGGAGTCGGCGTGCAGCAGTTCACCATGGATATGCAGTAATGCGACCTGGGTGGATGGCGCGACGTTGTAGCGTTCAATAGGCTCATCGCCCACGGAGTTGGCCAGAGCATTGGGCATGCTCAGCGCTGCAACAAAGTCATGGATTCCCCGATACTGTGTAAGCCTTCCGCACATGCCTGCACCCCCTATTTTAAGTCAGTGTAGATCGTGACCGCTAAGCGTGCAGTGGGGATGGGCGCGATTGCTAGACCAAAATGAGATGCAGATTTAAGCTGTGCTGCGGCGCCGATAACACGATGGTAATCTTCTGAGAAAGACTTTTGTTGGAGGGTTTTTTAGATGAGTATCGGTGCTAGATTAAAATCTGAACGGCTTCGCCTCGGATTAACCCAAGCCATGCTCGGTGCCGCAGGGGGAGTAGAGGTGAATGCTCAGGGTCGTTACGAGGCCGGAGCTAGAATTCCGCGGGCGGACTATCTAGCGTCGATCGCCAAGGTCGGTATCGACGTTCTTTATGTTGTCACTGGTCAGCGAATGAAGAATCGGGCCGCCGACTTCACCAATAGTCGCGAGTTACTATCAGTGAGTCAAAGCGAGCCTAAGATCCGAGTGCACTGAATTCTGTTGTCGAACTCACTCCGGCGACATTAACACTGCCAGCGTCAGCTTTATGAACTCTTCATTCTCATCGATGGTGTGCAAAGCACCTCGAATGTTTTCGGCCACTTCGGAAGAACCACGTTGTTCAACCCAGTTCGATAATTCCATGATGGAAGCTTCGAGTGCGAGTTGGTTGTCGTAGAGCTTGGAGAGCAGCGTAGGGATCAGGTCTGAGTTGGGCATCGGCATTCCTCTGGTGCAGTGAACAGCCTAGCAGTTGGCGATTGGGAGCCCATTCCAAGGTCATGAGTGTCTGCTTTCGCCCGATTGTGTTGAAAAAGTCGGTCCTTGCAGACTGCCCGCACACTGGTTGCTGAAAACGCCTTTTTTGCGCGCAGCTATGCGAAATCTGAGCCCGAAATCCTCTGCTCATAGTAAAGATTTTATCTCAAGCACGTACTTTTCTGCCGTGGAAACCATGGCCGACTTTTTCAACAGAATCGGCCGAAAGCGGACATCAAGAGCGTGTACGAAACCCAGGGCTACTCACATTGCCTCGAGCTGCTACAAGCTACTCCGAACCTAAGAGATTTCTAACCTCGGCGATGATTAAATCGATATTAAATGGCTTTGCCAACACTGCATCAAACAGATCCGATCTCTGCATACCGATGTGCGCCTGGGCACCGCTCATCAAGATGATCGGCAAATCGTTAGCGGAAGGAAGTGCTCGTACAGCCGTCGCGAATTCAAGGCCGTCCATGACCGGCATCATAAAGTCAGTAATGATTAAGGAAGGCCTTTCCCTTTCGAGCACCTCGAGCCCCTTTCGACCATTGCTGGCGGTTACCACCATGAACCCCTCATCCTCCAGCGCGAAGCCGAGGATGTCAGCGATCAAATACTCGTCGTCGACGACTAGGATGGTGGTCATGTTAATTCAATCCGCACAAAGGCTTAGGATCTTGAACCGGGCAATGTCTCAGTGGGGACTGATGGTTCATGTCTTGAAGCCTTTTTCAGGAAAACATCATGATCGCGGATGACGACCTCAAATCGTGAGGGATCGTAAGAGCTGTCTCTTACTTTAAGAATGGATAGAGTCCGGCTTAGTTCAGAGTGATTCTCAGAAAACCGCATCAGCATCAGGTTGTCCACGATGCTAGACAGATCAGAGTTCGGAGCGCTGACCTCGGAGCCAAACAGATCGCGCATTTCCCAGGAGGCAAAGACAGTTACGCCCCTGGATCGCAGCTCGTTCATGAGTGCACTAAAGAAGTCAGTAATCCGTGCGGGGTTTGTCGAGACTCGGGTCATACCGCTAAGGCTATCGATGAACAGTCGCTTGATGCCCTTTTGTTCAACGATACTCAGCAGTCGTGCGCCTAACCCATCCAGCAAGCCTTCGGTAGTCGGCTGCCATGCAATGCTCAGGGCGCCGCTGTCCTCCATACCTTTGATATCGATGCCCAATGATTGGCCTTTGAGTCGCAACCGTTGTGGACTCTCGTAAAAGCCAAAATGCAGTCCTGGAGCATCCACCGTCGATTCGGCAAGAAACTTGAGACCGAGAGTCGTTTTACCTATGCCGGAGGGGCCCATGACCAGAGATACACTGGAACTGTATAGGCCTCCACCCAATATGCCGTCCAGTGAACCAATGCCACTCGGAATGCGCGTCATGTCGGCGCTATCTGGGGCGGACGGGTGGCTGTAAAGGCTTTCGAGTCGAGGGTAAACCACCAATCCGTTATCGGTGATCTCGCACTCGTGAAGCCCAGTCATCGCTCCACTGCCGCGAGTTTTACGCAGTTGAATACGACGTACCGAGCGAGTACCAAATAACTCTTCGCCCATTTCAATAACGCCATCAACCATGGTGTGCTCAGGGCTGCCGTCGTCGAGACGGGAGCTGGTGAGAAAAAGCACTGTGCAACCAGCGAAAGCAGCGTGCCCTTGCAGCTCAGAAATGAATTTCTTAGTGTCAATGTGCGAGTCGGCTTTTGAGCGAGCATTGAGCAAGCCGTCTACCACCATCACTGTGGCTTTCTGACGGCTTATCTCTCGCCGAAGCAGTTTCACCACCTCGTCCAATCCTTCGTTTTCCAGAGTGTCGAACGCGCTGACAAACTGAATTTCAGCGCCTACTTTGGATGAGTCGAAAAAGCTCAGAGTGGAAAGAAACTGAAAAAGACGGTCGTGTGACTCGGCCAGCAGTGTGGCGACTAGAACTCGACCTCCATTGTTCGCATGATGGAACCCAAGTTGGTTGGCTAGGATCGTCTTGCCAGACCCTGGCCGCCCCTGAATTATGTATGAGGCGCCCGCGACCAGCCCTCCCTTGAGCAGAGCGTCGAGCCCTTCAATTCCACTTTGGAGGCGTTTTAGCTTTTCCACGATGCGACCCTGATCTGAAAAACAGGCTGTTTAAGCCAAGTGAGGCGGAATGCTAACGCCATTTTCGCTCTGGGGCCATTCTCGCCTAGAACATGGCTGTTTAAAGGAGTGATAAATTGCAATTTAACCGCCTCCACCTCTGACTTCCCCCCCCTAAAGTTGGGTGAAATCAATGTTGCTAGTAGATGCCCCTTTAATCTCGCAGTGATTCAATTGTAGTAATTGACCCCAGCATTTGCGTCCAAAACGCAGGGTAGAACCTGAACCCCTGGATTTCTTAAATGTGTTCGAGCGCTTCTGGTCGGAAGCGGCCATACGGACTTATCTCACGAGTTGGGGTTATTGGTGGCTTGTGTTCGGCGGCAGGACGCCGAGGGAGGGGTTATGCATTTCCGGCATGGCCCAAAATCCCCCCGTTGGGACCACTTCTGGGACCAACGGGTGCATTTCGGTGCTTTACGAGTGATGACTCACGACGACTTCGCCCAATAAACGCTGATCACCGCTAATCACCAGTATGCGTTTCAGACCGCATGGTGATGTTAGCTGTGGAGATCAATTACTTTACCTATCAATGGGTTGCGAGCGTG